CGAAAAAATATACACTACAAAAGTAGTAGGGGAATTAATTAACAACAACATAGTTGAATGTTGCGTAATTACCAATGACTTTAATAATACTATTGAAAATCAATTAGCTATTAAAAAGCAAGAATTAATTAACAAAGGGTATCAATTTAAAAAATAATCACTAACTTTTACCAAATGTAAATATTTATTTCGTAATATTGCAAATAATAACGTTGTGATAACGTAGTTAAAAAATGATAAAACAACACATTTTAAAAGGTTAAGTCTTAACTGGTATTATTATCGGTTAGGACTTTTTTTCGTTATGGTAGAGAAATCATTTAGTCTATTTGGAAGAGAGATATTTCGTGTTGAGCGCAACAGGGCTGGTCAATTTACCTATCAGTTTCTTGATGGCGGTAATGACTTTATAAACAACGATAAATACTTAGCTATGTCGTTGAATAATCCAGTTTTAATGACTATTTGTACTATTCGCTCCGCTTTGTATTCTCAAATGGAAATAAAGCACGTTGACAGAAATGGAAAAGTAATTGAAAATTCGCCTTACATTAAATTATTGCAGCAACCAAATTACTTCCAAAGTCAAAACGATTGGTTGTTTCAGCAAATGTGGTTTTTATCAACTGCTGGGACTAACTTTATTTTAGAAAAGAAAGCATTTTCAAATGATGTGCCAAAAGCAGTATTTAATTTAGTTCCAAGTGAAATTGATTTAAACAAAGCGCATAAGGTTAATAAATTCATTGTTACTGAAAAAGACAAAAAAGCGTTTGGGGAGCGTATTATTAAATATACGTTAGATAGTACTAAATACGATATTAAACTAAACGAGTTAATTCCTTTGTATGATTTGTCTAACGGATTAACAAATAATTCGTTCTTTACAAGTGAAAGCAGAGTTAAAGGCGTTTCAAAAGTATTGCAAAACATTGATGAAAATTTAAGGTCAAAGAATAAAAACCTTAAAATGTCACAGAAGTATTTGGCGAAGAACTCCAGCGATGGGAACGAGGCACAAATATTAGACAATGATAGAAAGGATATTTATTCAAAGTTAGAAGTAAATAGCACTATTATAACCAATCGTAATATTGATGTTAAGCATTTAGTTAGCGATATGAAACGTTTGTATTTAGATGAGCAATTTGCCGACGATGCCAACAAGGTTCTTTTAGCTTTTGAAATGAGTAAAAACGTTCTTAATTATTTCGCTAAGGATAGCACGTTTGAAAATCAAAACCAGGGATTAATTAGTTACATTCAAAATTCAATTCAAACGACTGCTAAAAACACAATGAACAGTTTAAGCAGTCAGTGGGGGTTATTTGAACGTGGCGAAAAGTTAATAGCAAGTTATGACCATTTAGCTTGTATGCAATCAGTTGTAAATGACAAAATCAAATCGTTTACAGAAATGCAAAACGCAATTAAAATAGCTATTGAAAACCAGACTTTGGATATTGCAACCGCTAAGAAAATGAGTGATGAATTTAAAATAAAGTTAGGGTTATGAGTATAGATGAAATTGATAAAATGCTAAAAGATAAAAAAATTAGTCCAGAACTAAAAGCATCATTAGAAAAAAGAAAACAAATATTACTAACTGATAAAGTTGTAAAGAAATGATATACTGCAAAGAATTAGACAAGTCTTTTGAAACGAAAGAGCAAATGTTTAAAGAATTAATGCTAAATAAAGATTTTATCATTAAAGAAAAAACATCAAACATCCTTAAATCGTGCGAAAAAGGTTTAAGCGTAGTGGCTAATCAAGATGCTATATTTAAGGCGTTAGAAACAAATAAAGCTTTAAAGTTAGATAGTGATTATTACTATTTCGTTGTTAATAGTTCAAATATTTTAGATAGCCACCGAGATTTACACGTAAAAGGTAATTGGGACAAATCAGTAAAAGAGCAACAAGGAAAAGTATATTTAGTTTTTGACCATAAATTAAAGCGTAACGAAATAATAGCAATGAAAGAGGATATTACTATGTTCACTGCTGAAATTCCATTCTCTTTAATCGGTAAGAATTACGAAGGTGATACTTATGCATTAATATACAAAGTAGCTAAAAATAGAATAGTTAACAAAGAAGCTAAAGAATGGTTAAATGACGGTTATTCACTGGAGGCATCGGTTAGGATGCAATATGTTAAGATTGAATTAGCGGTTAATACAAATGATACCGATTCAGTAAAAGAGAAAGAAACATTTGATAAATATATCGATGTTATAGCAAACAAAAACGAGTTTAAAGACTTAGACTACTTTTGGGTGGTAAAAGAGGCTAAAAACGTTCAAGAAAGTAGTTTAGTTATGTTTGGTAGTAATTCAGCTACTGGAACAATACAAGAAAATAAAACAGAAGCCGATGTTATCACTTCTGAAAAAACCGAGCCGTCAGATGACACTCAAACAACGGAAATGTTAAAACAATTATTAAACAAATTTTAAGAAATGGAAGAAATCATTAAACAATTAGGCGAAAAAATCGACTTAATGAAAAACGAAAGCGTTTCTAAAGCGGAATTAATCGAAGTATTATCTGCGGTTAAAGACTTAGAAACAAAAGGAGCAGAGGTTGCAACATTGAAAGAAAATGTTGAACAATTAGCTTTGCAAGTATTAGATCTTGAAAACAAAGGAGTGCCAAGTAACACACCTGAAAATTTAACATCATTATTGACTGAAAAAGCGGATGAGTTAAAAGCAATGAAAGAAAAAAGCGGTGCAAGTGTGCAAATTCAACTTAAAGCAGTTGGTACAATGGCACTTTCTACAAACACAACTGGACAAATACCACAAGCCGAAAGAGAAACTGGTATTACAAGAATTGTAAGACGTAACCCTTTTATTTTAGAATTGGTTAACGTTGGAACAATTATGTCTAATGTTTGGGAGTGGGTAGAGCAAAAGAATGTTGAGGGTGGTTCTGCTATGACTGCTGAGGGTGCTTTGAAATCTCAAACAGATTTTGATTTAGTAGTTGCATCTGCAAATGTTAAAAAAGTAACTGCTTACATTAAAGTAACTAAAGAAATGCTTGATGATGTTGCTTTGTTACGTTCTGAAATCGACCAAGAGTTAACAGAATTGATTAACTTAAGAATTGACGACCAATTATTGAATGGGACGGGATTAACTGTTAATTTAACTGGTATTGTTACTAACGCTACTGCGTGGGGTGCTGGTGCTTTTGCTTTGGCTATTCCTGAACCTACAAATTACGATGTATTAGCTACTGCAATTAACCAAATAAGAGTTAACTTGTTTGAGCCTAATTATATTGTAATGCATCCAACAGATGTAACTAAAATGAAGTTATCAAAAGCATCTGACGGACATTATGTATTACCTCCATTCTCAAGTGTAGATGGCACAACTGTAGAGGGTATTAGAGTTGTTGCGAATACTGGTGTAACTATTGATAAATTCTTAGTAGGGGATTTTTCAAAAGCTGGTGTGCGTTTCAAAGAGGGATTAACTATTAACGTAGGTTACGAAAATGATGACTTTACTAAAAACTTAGTAACTATCTTAGCTGAGGCGAGATTGGTACAAAGAGTAAAATCTAATCATTACGGAGCGTTTGTTTATGGCGACTTCTCTGATGCTATTACTGCATTAACAAAAGCGTAATTATGGGTTACTGGTTAGACACAACGGTAGAAGTTACCTATAACGGTAAAACTACAAGAGTAGCTAAAGAAGATGCTCATTTGTACGTGGAGAAAAAAACAAAAGTAAAAGAAGTTAAAACAGAGAAGTAATGCCAAACATAATTGATATAACCTATTTTCAAAAAGCTAATGAGTTAAATCTTCCATTAGCTAAGGAGTTTATCGTTGCAAATCCAGCACTTGAAACACCTAATAGTTCGGACTATTTAACAAGTTTGTGCGAGAAAATAGAAAAATCAATTTTGGTTAACGCTTTAGGTTTACAAACTTATAATGAACTTCAATTAGCATTAGCGGATAATTTCACAAATCCGCTATATGCTTCTTATAAAAAGTTTGTCCAAGGCGATGAATACGATAATAAAATTTGGATAGGATTAGACAATGAATACAGTCTAATTGCTTGTAGGATTTTTGAACAGTTTTTATCTACTACTAACGAACAATTATCAGGAGTAGGAACAACAAAAGTCAACCCACAAGGAGCTAGTTTATTTACACCGGCTTATAAAATAGCTAATGCAAATGCTAATTTCTTAAATGGTTATCAAAACGGTTTTTTAGAGTTTCCAATGATTTATGATGATGGAATGTTCATTGATTGGTTCGGTTGCAATAACGATGTAAATGTAAGTTTGTATCAATATTTAAACGACAAGTCAGCAGATTTTCCTAATATAGATTTAGGTAATTTTAAAATTTACGAAAGTCAAAACAGTTTCGGGATATGATTATTTTTGAAGACCAATTAGCTAGAATTATCGAAGTGTTGCCACCATTAACAAGCGGTGATTTAACGCAAAAGATTAATTTTGGTTGGGGAACAAAAGAGGTTTTAACTCAATATTTAACTCAAAAAGGTAAATTAAGTTTTCCACTGATTTGGTTAGAAGAGGGTGCAGATGTAAATGATTTAAGAGAGCCAAGTGTTAAAAGAAAAGCTAGAATTAATATTATTTATGAAAGTCAAGCACCAGCAGAGTTTAATCCATATCAACACGAATATGACTTTAAATTAATTTTACAACCTATTTTAGATAATTTATTATTAGCATTACAACAAAGCGGAATAAGTAGATATAGCGATAGTAATTTCACAACGCAAAGAGTAAAAAAGTTTTCAATGCGTGAAGAAATAAATAAAAATCTAGTATTTATTTGCAATGCTATTGTATTGGATGCTGAAATAACATTTAGCGGAGTTAGTTCTTGCTTACAAACAATTCAATTTAACAATTAATAAAAAAAGATATGATTTTATTCAATCAAAAAGACTGCCTTACTACACGTAAGAATTTAGGTTTGCCTGACTGTATTATACAAGAAGGTAGATTGACAGGTAAAATTTTAACCCCAAAAGGATGGAGTATAAATTTAACTTCGGGAACTTTCGATTTAGCTTATGTAAATGAGCAAATACAACTAGGTAATTTTATTCCAATCTTAGGAGCGGTTGAGGTTACTCAAAACACACCTGAACCAACTACAGAAGAGTATCAAGGCGGTGTTATGTCTGTTGTTCGTAATGGATTACCACAATTCGCTTTTAAATTCCTAAGAGGTGGATGGAAATTTGCAAACGCTTTGCATACTTACAACTCATTCCAAGCCTATGACGTTTTATTAGTATTCTCAAGCGGTGCAATCGCTGGAGCAACTAACGGAACTACAATGAGCGGTTTTGATTTAGGTATGTTGAACACAGGTACTTATATGTTTACTGATGGTTCGGTTTCATCAAGCGTTACAACAACTATTCAAATCATTAACGAAGCGCAATTTAATCGTGATGTAGCGTTACTTGATGCTTCGGTATTAGATTTTAACGTAAATACGGATATTAATCCTATTACGGATATTGTTATGACTGGGCGTGCGGATGTTTCAGAGGGTAAAGTTTATTTTAAAGCTTCTTTCGATATGAACCAAGCTACTAATTTAGGTGGTATTACAATCGCTAATTTAAGATGTACTATTAATGGAACACCTGATACAATTACGGCATTATCTTTGGTTTACAACAGTACTACAAAAGAGTACGAATTTGAGCCAACAACAACATTAACGACTTCACAAAGCGTAGTAGTTCAGTTGTATGACAGTGCTGAAAGTGTAGCTTGTACGAAAATAGGAAATCGTTTTTATAAAGGAACAACTGCAAGTATAACACCAGTTGCGTAATTTGTATTAAATAATTTATTATATTTGCAATAACAACACAAGGATGAAATGCAATCAATTAATTTTGGTTGCATTTTTTCGTTAAAAGCAATATTATGGAAATATTCGGAAAACATATTTTTGGAACTGATGCCGATGCTTGGCTAAGGTTATGCAAAGAGCAAAAAAAAGAATGGATTTTAAAATACACAAATCAAAAAGATGAAAATTTAATTGATGAGTTTGTCAAAAATCCTAAAATCAGCAAAGAGTGTAAATGTTTAGATTGTGGTAAAAATGGGAATATCAGCAAAAGAGTATCAGAAGAGGTTGAAGTCGGTAATGAAAATAACAGTACTTCGGGAAATGGTAAACGAAGAGCTAGTAAAAGACGAAAAGACGATAAAACAGCTTAAAGAACAAGACTTTTTAGAGGGGGATATTTATGGAAATGATACCTATGATAGTTATAGAAGTAGAGACTACGAAATATTTAAGTCAAGAAAAAACCCATTGGCTGGTGGAAATGTAGATTTAATACTGACTGGTGCTTTTGTAGATGCTATGTATCTACTAAAACCCAAACAAGGACGTTACAAATTTGGCAATACCGATAAAAAAAGAAATATATTAAAAGAAATGTATGGAGAAAACATTTTCGGTTTAAATCAAAGAGTTTTTGAAAAATACCAAAAAGAAATCATTTCACCGAGATTTTTAAGACGAATTAAAGCAACTGCTAATATAGGATAATGCCTAAATACAACAACATATCAAACATTCCAGCTAAGGTTTTCTTTGAAATACTAAAGACAAAAAACTTTCAATTACTAAAACCTAAACCAAGAGAAAAAGATCTGGAGCAGGTTTTTATTAGTATTTACGACGATTTTTTTTTACAGTCAGAAAACGACCAAGCAAATAGATATTTAGAACTAACAAAAAATATAGCTTTTCTAGAGTACAAAATAGCAAGTATTAAGCAATGTTTACGTTTAATGTACTTCTCAACTACTACTAGACAAATGCGTTTAGATTTAATTGAAGCGTTAAAAGTTGGATGTGATATTGAAATTAATATCGATGCTGATTTTCAAGACGAAGTTAATCGAATATTAACCGAAAATATAGGTTGGTTAGAGAACGATTTGAGTTTTGATAGAATAGAATTAAAAGAAATGATGTCACAGAGCAATGGCAAAGAAATCAATTATATTCAAAGATTAGTTGATTTAGCGGTTGCCAGTCCTCAAAACTTAACGATTAATCAAGAAATGACACTTTTAGAGTTTGTAGAAACCGAAAAAGCGATAATAAGATACAATAACAGTAAAAATAAGAAGTAATGGCGGAATTCATCGAAATACTAAGTCCAAGTGCTTTAAAAGACCTAACAACCGCAAATGATGAAGTTGTAAAGCTAATTAGTAATATTAATTCAGCTGGTAAGGCTATGCAGTCTATCAAAACCCCAAGCGGTTCGGATAGTGCGGTAAAAAATCTTTCAAACAACTTAATCGCTCAAGAAAAGAATATACAAAAAGTTCAACAAGCATTAGAAAAAGCAAGGATTGAAGAAATCAAACTACAACAAGCAAGAGAAAAAGCATTTGATAAATACGATGCACAATTAGCAAAAGAACAAGCTAAATTGAATGCAAGTCAAAATATATACAATAAAGTACAACAAAAACTTAATGCGTTGTCAAACGAGTATAAAAATTTAGCGGTTAAAAAAGAGTTAGGTGGTAAATTGACTGATGCCGAAGCTAAAAGATACGATTATTTATCTTCAAGAATTACCAAATATGATACCACACTAAAAGCCGTTGATGCTTCAATGGGTAAATATCAACGTAATGTAGGTAATTATGCGAGTGCTTTCAATCCTCTTTCAAACTCTATTAATCAATTAACTCGAGAAATGCCAGCGTTTGCAAATAGTGTGCAAACTGGGTTTATGGCTATTTCTAACAACTTACCTATATTTTTTGACGCAATTAGTCAAATAAGAGAACAAAATAAAGCACTTCAAGAAGAATCAAGAGCAGCAGCAATTGCCAAAGGAGCAGAAGCTAAAGCAAATGCTATTTTACAAGGAGCAACAGAAGAAGCATCTGATGCAATAGGTGAACAAGTTACAGCCTTAGCAATGCAAAGCGCAGAGGGTATTAGAGGTAAAGGGGTTTTAAGACAATTAGCAAGTGCTTTTTTAAGTTGGGGAACAGCTTTGAGTGTTGGTGTTACGTTATTGACTGTATTTGGCGATGAAATTGTAGATGCTATTTTTAATACAAAAGCAAAGGCAAAAGCTGACGAAGATGCAAAGAAAGTAATTGAAAGTAAAAATAAGGCTGAACAAGATTATATTGATACGATTAGAAATTCAGCTTCGGAAGAGATTTCTCGCTCAAAAACCTTGTTTGAAAATGCGAGAAACGTTAATATTGCAATGAAAGACAGATTGTCTTATATTAAAGAATTAAAAGAGCGTTATCCTGATTATTTAGGAAATTTAAGAGACCAAGACATATTAGCTGGCAATACTGCAGAAGCAGAGGAAAGGTTGAATGATGCTTTAATTAAAAGAGGTATTGCCTTAGCAATTCAGGATAAAATAACCGAAAAATACAAAGCATTAACAGATGAAATAATTAAACTAGAAGAAGCTCAAAAAAGAAGTTCAAAATCAGAAGAAATAGCTAATACAATATCTCAAAAGACAGGTACAAATAAAGAGGTTGAATTAAAAAGAGCGCAATTACTTAATAGATTAGGAATAGCAAACTCAAAAGAAAACATAAAAACTAAAAATGACGAAATAAAATCATTATTCAATTTATTTAACAGCTACGCACCGTATCTTACAGCGGTTAGAGAAAGTACAGAAGCCTCAAAAAAAGAAGACCGAGTAAGAAAAGAATTAATAAAAAGTTTACGCCAAGAATATTTGGAGCGCACTAAAATAGACGATTTAAAATCAGTCGAATTGGAAGAGGGTTTTTTAGCACGTCTTAAACAACAGAAAAAAGCTTTTGAGGAATTGCAATCAACTTTAAGTAGTAGTAATAAAGAATATGCAGAATATCAAAAGTTGATTGACGGAATACAGCAGTCTATTGATTTGATTGAAGACCCGAGTAAAGTAATAACCTCTACTGGTCCAGCGGAGTTTATGAAAAAATACAAAAAAGAAACCAAAGAAGATTTAGACGAAACAAAATCGTATTGGGAAAAACACGGTGAGGAGGTTGTGGATTTATCACAAGAGTTAATCAATACACTTGCTGAAATATCAAACCAGCGTTTTGAAAATCAATTAAACAATTTAGAGAAAGAAAAAAATACTGCTTTACTATTCGCTGGAGATAGTGTTGCTGCACGTGAAGAAATCGAAAGACAAGCCGAAGTAAGAAGAAGAGCAATTTTAGCGAGACAAGCAAAGGCACAAAAGGAAATGGCAATATTCAATATCATTACCGATACTGCGCAAGCCGTTGTTGCTTCATTAATTCGTGATCCTAGTGGAACATTAGCTATTTTGATAGGTGCTATTGGTGCAGCTAATTTAGCATTGGTTGCTAGTCAACAAGTCCCAGCATTTAAAGATGGAGGTATTCACGAAGGAGGTTTAATGATGGTTAACGACCAAAAAGGAAGTAAATACAAAGAAATTATTGAAACACCAGACGGTAAAAAACGTATCTTTAACGAAAGAAACAAGATATTAAATGCGCCAAAAGGAACAAAGATTTACAACGCTACCGAAACCGAAAGCATACTATTTAACAACGAACTAAACGGAATTTTAACCAATAACGGAATTTCAAACGCTCCGACTGTAATAGTTGACGGTGGATTAAGCAAAGAGGATTTTAATAATGGAATTAGCAAATTAGCTAAAACCATTACCGAAAAGGAAAGTTTCTCAATTAGTCGTGATAAAAGAGGCGAAAGAGTATTTAGAGAAAAACAAAACAAAAGAACTGAATTATTAAATGTTCGTTTAAAAATGGGTAAATATGACGTTTAAGCATTATCTTAATTTTTTATCATTACCGACAGTTGGTAAAATACGCATTTCTGAACCGTTCGGCTTTGACGGAAGTAGCTTTAAAGTAAAGCAAGATGATAAGCGTTTTGGAAGAGACGTTTATATTGCTGATGAAGAAATAGAATTGGAGTTTACACGTGAAGAATTTGAGCGATTAAACGAACCACAACGACAACTAAACGGTCAAGTTATTGAGCACGCTTCGTTAGGTTTTGATTATTTGCTTGACGTATTCCAAAATGAGGGCTGGGAGGGCAAAGTTGAACATATTATTGAAGATGAAAATAATGTAGAGTTTGTGCGTGGCAATTTCGATATGTTCACAGCTATTGTTAGCTTTGATAGTATTAAATTTAAAATCATTCAAGACACTAACCGAGAATTAATAAAACGATTAGAAGATACTGATATTGATGCTTTTTCTGATTTGGCAATTGACGAAAGAGAAATTGAGCCGTGCGCTACTACTGATATGCTTTTAAAAGCAAAGCCAATTGTTCAGGTTAGTGAGTGGGAAATGACTGAAAATGTTAGTTTTAACGAATTATCTCAGTCTTATATTAATCCGTCAATGAACCTTAAAAGATTTGAAAATCAAAATAGTTTCGTTCCTTTTAATAATAGAATTGAGACTGGAGGTCAGGACGGTATTAGAAACTTTACTTATGTTAAATCAGTAAACAAAAAAACTAATGGAACTGGTATATTTAGAATTAAAGCAACTATAAGATGGAGACCAAACGGAAGTTCAGATACATCTGGTTCTTTTATTTTGAATATGGTTAAATATACTGGGGAGTACAATAGCGGTGATGTTATAGAAATAACAAGGGTTTACCGAAAAGCATTTACAAATCAAGGAACTAACGAAGATTATGTAATTGACGAATTAATAGAGATACCTTTGCCTAATTTAGAAGCTGGACAATCATTAGCTTTTTATTGGTTCGATTCTGTCGTGGCGACTGTACCTATTTTAAATATGGGTATGGATTTTTATGAATATTCAATGAAATTAACCTATACTTCCACAGCAATAAATACAGTTGTAAAAGCTATTAGATTAATCGATTTAGTTAAGCATAATGTAAAGTCATTAGCCGATATACCAGTTATTGCGCCTGCTTTTGACGTAGGAGGAGAGCATTACGATACGTTTTTGGCAAATGGTTATTTATTGGGGCAAATTACCGATAAACCGTTTAACAATAAATTGTCTGAACTTATTAACTTTGTTCAAGAAACTTGTAGCGATTACCAAATTAATGAAGATAGCTTTGAAATACTACCATACAACCAATATTACACTAACATTGATTTAGGTAGTTTTTACGAATTACCAAATAGCGAACAAACAACAATATTCAACAAACGTTATGCTTTAACGAATGCGGAGTTTAAATATAAAAAGTCATCAAGCGAAAGAGAAACCAACGGAAAAAACTCGATTGATGACGTGCATACAGAAACACAAAAGTTCCTTAGCGATGCGGTAAATGGTAGCTTAAAAGTTGAAATAAACCACATTAGAAGCGCACCATTAATTGAACAAGCAAGGCAACGAGCGTTTGATAATGAGCAAACAACATCTTTACAAAATGATGATAGTTTATTCTTTTTAGATTGTATTAGATTAGCGCCAAACACCCGAAGCGGTTTTGGTTCTGTTTTAGCTATGCAAGTTCAAGACGATGGAACTTTGAAAATACTTAATAATAATTTAGCTGGCGATTTAATTAACTTCAATTGGACGTTATTAGGTTTTAAAGTTGGCGCATCATTCACAATAGAGGGGGAAGAAAACGCTGGAAATTACACCGTTTTGTCGGTTGATACGTCAGTTGTTACATTAACACCAATTACGGCAACTCCAGACTTTACAGGAGATGCTTTTATTAAAGTTAGCTGGGTATTAAACGATGTGCTTTACACAAATAGAACTAATGAGGGATTTGAAACTATTACAGGAATTAACGCTTTAACAGGGTATAGCAATTTAATGTATAGTTGGGGGCGAAATATTAAACGTTGGTATCCTTATTTAGCAACCACAACCAATTTTAAAAGAA